TGAGCCATCATTAAAGGTAAGTTTGCCATCTTAGCACCATCTCCATGCTCTAAGCCAATTAAGTTCTTACCATACTTATAATACTTTCTATGTGCTACACTAATATCAAAAGTAATATCTCTGTCGTTTCTAAACCAACTCTTTAATGCGTGTGCCAAATGAAACCCACTTTGATAATCATGATTACTCATTGAATGAACAACATCTACAGGTGCTACCTCTCTTAATATCTCTATACACTTAACATATAGTGCTAAAGCAACCTCAAAATGTTCCCACCACTTACCATCTACATCTTGACCTGTACCTGCTGTGGTTTGATTATATACATTATCAATATGTAAAACATCATTACCTATGCAAAATAATATCCTTTCTACCTCAAAGCCATCTGCCTTATATATAAGTCCTTCTAAGCCCTCTAAAACACGCATACAGGCAGTTTCTACATCATAACCATCACCAGTTTCAACTCCATTAGCATATTTACCTATATGTATGTCTGCAGGGTTTATTACTAATAGATGATTAGCATCTTTATTATCTCTTTTTACTGAAGGGTAATAAGGTGAATGATTTTCAATGAAGTTGCTAATCTTATCTAACATATCATTTTCATTAGCAGTTATATCTTCTTTGGTTACAATGCTGAATCTGTACTCACCACTAGCAGATTGCCAATGTTTGACACTTACAACATCATCTTTTTTTATACCTCTCTCTGCAAGATGTATGTCTAGTGCTGTGTTTCCGTTAATATTTGTTGTGCTTTCTGCTCTATTTTCATAAACCATCTCAACTTCTTCTTCAGATAGTCTAAGTCTTTTACCATATTTCTTCATAGTTTTATGTATTGGTTATTATGCAATTATACAAAAAAAAATGCTTATATAATACAAAAGTGAGATGTTTTTAAACATCCCACTCTTGAAAACTATAAACAATGAAAACCAAGATAGGCACAACCCTACCTAAGTTATGCAAAGATAATTATTTTTTACAATTATCACTACAATTAATTTTATTTTTTTCAAATACTGAAAAGCATAATGGTAATATACCTAATCCTGTAAGTATCAAAGAGTTAGTATCAATACCATTTTTCTCAATGTATAAACTAGCAGCAATTACTATCACCCCACTAATCGTTCTTTTACTACTCCACTTGCCTTTAGTGTCTGTAAAAAGTTCTTTTACTGCTTTTAATAATTCTGTTATTGGCTTTACACCACCCTTTAGTAATGCTTGACCTATCCATTTCTGTATCATTATTTCTTTTTTGTATAGTTAGGAACTAGAGCATCAATCATTGTATCTAACCACCCAAAGATTTTGTTATCTTTTTCTGTTGGAGTTAAATTAGTAATAACTTTAGCAAAAGCCATTAATCCAATTAATAATTCAACCCAATTTTCTGTAATAAAATTCATAATATATATTTAATTAGTTAATATTCTGTTTAGTATAGCCACATCACAGGACTTGGCTTATCTGAATCTATATCGGTGTGTATAAAAGATTTAGCCACTCCGAATCTTTTAAAACCAACATATCCTAAAGCATCTAAAATTATTGCTCTACTTTTACTGTCTGAGCATTTAATATCTACTGCTAATCCTTTTAAATGTGCTGATGTTTTAGAAGTGTGGTAGCCACGCCTTGTTAAATCATCATGATGTTTTTGACATCTATATCCACTTGTTATAACAAATGGTATTTTAGCAAACTCTCTGGCATCATCTAGTAACTGTAGTAATTCATCATTTACAATAGTTTCACCACAACCACACTTGCAGTCAAATTCACTTCTTTTAAAGTATTTAAGATTCATTATTTGTATTTATTAATTATTTCTTCAAAAAAATCAGTAAATTCTTCTTTTATATCTTCTTCTATTGTGTATTCTTCTTTTTCTTCCTTCTCCATGCCATCTACATCATAAGTAAACAATATAAGCATTTCTTTATCATCTTCTTCTACTTTAACCTCTAACTCACCATCATGATGTAATGTTTCCATCATTTCTTTTGTAAAATGAAAGTGATGGTCATGCTCTTCATCTGAATAATATTTTCTTTTTTTAGCCATGTTTTCTTTATTTTTATCTATTTGTTCTAACTTTTTTATAGCCCAATTTACACCTGCATCACCTCCCCAAGCATCCCACATTATACCTCCACACCCTTCATCATAAGGCACATCTTTATGTTGTTGGTGTCTTTTAAAGGAAGCCATACGAGCAATAGTATCTCTACTCAAACTATCTCTATTGGCTAACTGTCTTGCTCTAGTCCATCCAACTTGAGTTCCACAATCGCTGCCATTTTCCTCCTTATACTTTATAGCCCTCTTAGCATTGTTAGTTGCTGCTTGTGGATAATCATTATAAGTTTTAGCCATACTACGCTGTTACTACAACAAATTCAATGTCAATCGCATCTGTATTTGCATTAGCACCGATTTGAGTTATATCTGTAAGAGTTCCAATAGTTGTACTTGATGCTACTGCATCAATCTCGTTATCCATTAATAAGAAACTTTCACCTGCTTTTATTTTAACAAAGAAAGAATCTGCAGTACCTGTAACTCTTAATTCTAAATAATTAGTATCATCTAAATTAGTAACTCTAAAATATTTATAGTTAGTAATATCTGCTTGACCTGCATCATCTACCGATCCAAAATTAATTATATCTGTCCAAGCACTACCTCTTGATCCTGCTGCAATTCTCATTACTCTTTGGTAAACCTCTCCATTACTTGTAAAGGTTTTATTCATTGTATTACCATAACCAACACCATTAAGGTCATAACTCTCTGTTATTGTTACTGTTAAATCTGCTGCTGTTACTGTTGTTGCCATATTATATTATTGTTTTTTTATTTATTTTTATATTGCTGATAAATAAGTATTTACATTCGCTGTAAGTTCTGTGCTTTCTGTATCATATATTTGTATTTCGCTAATAGTTCCGTCATAAGCGTTTGTATCAGGGTTTCTTACTCCTATTGCATCAATATTTGCTGTTCCTGCTAAAGTTTCTGTATCAGTTTGTGCTACGCCATTAACGTAAAGTGTAACTAAGTTAGAAGCGTTACGAGTAACTACTAAATAATTGTCTGCCGTTAAATCTCCGTCATTAACATCAATATCAACGTGTGAGCCATCTGTTTTAAACCTTAATCGTGTGCTGTTAGTTATTTTAAAAAACTCATTGTTTATAGTATTATCTCCCAAAACAATTACATTATTTAAATCAGGATGAAGTCTTATACCTATAGTAAAAGTACCTGATAATTCTATGTCACTTCCTGTAGTCTGTAAACTTTGAACATCAGTAGCAACAAATTTTATTGCACCTCCATTATAAGCAGGTTGCTTTTGTGCAAAATTTTGAACCATGTGATTACTTCCTGCTGAATCAGACCATCTACTAACATCTGAACCATTTAAAGTAATTCCTGTTTGATATTTATACCAAGATATTAACTTAGCACCTTCATCAGAAGGCTTCCAACCTCCTAATAATTTGATAGTATTTAAACTTAAAGATTGTCTTAAACTTAACATATTCTAATTATTATGCAGATGCGTTACCATCATGTTCCATATAACCAATACCAACACCACTCGTTAAAGTTATTGCTGTAATTCTCATAAACAAAGTTGTTCCTGCAGGTAAAGTTGTTTGTAATGCAGATTCACCTATTACTCCATCAGCAGTAATTGCACTAACTACTGACTCAACAGGAAAATATACACAATACCAATCTTTACCTGTTTGTGCTGCAGTAGTAAAAACCTCAGTTCCACCACCCTTACCTAGCATCTCAAATAGTAATGTATTATCTGTATCAAATGTACTCATTTTATTTTATTTTTAAATTGTTATTATTTTATTTTTATTCTGTAAAAAGTTTTATCAATGCACCTAAAGTTATAGCGTAAATCATCCACATTGCTTTCACTAAAACCTTTCTCATTGCTGTGTTTCTGTTCACTCTAGCAGTAACTCCTTTATCTGGGTTTAGTAATCTATCTGTAATCATATCTAATTTACTATCTAAATTATCCATCTTTTCATTTATTGAACTTATGTCTTTTTTCATAGATACTATCTCCTCTTTTGTTGTCATTAGAATGTTGTTGTTTGTACTGCTATATTCATATATATTGATGAACCACCACTCGCTTCCTTAACCATTGGGAATATAATATCTCCTGCTGCTAATGCTGCTGTAGATATAGTTGTTTCATTTATTCTAACACCCTTATTATTGTTACCTAGACCATCTACTGAAATTTCATCAATTACAATAGGAGTTACTGATGTTGTAACATTCTCTACAGGTGTGATTTTACATATAGCAATAGTAACCGCATTAGAGCCATTACTTGTAAGCCATCCACTTATAGATGTAACACTAGCAGTTTCAGGTATGACACAAGCCTGACCTATTCTAAAGAAACTTGTAGGAGTTAAATTTCCTGAAGATACTGTTCCTGTACCATAATCAACAGCCATTTCATAAGGAGATTTAGTGTCTGCTATATCCTCTCCATAGAAGTAATTTGTAGCACCTGTAACATAACCCTGCATCTTATAATTAGTAACACCCATATAAGACTTACCTTTCCATTCTAAACTACCATCAGTTCCTGTTGCAGATGTTCCTGCACTTTTACTTAAAACAGTATCATTAATAGCAGTTTCAAACCCCTTTGGATTATGTCTATTTATACTACTTAAATTTTTATGTTCGTTTGCAGCCATTTATATATTTATTTTAACAATCATCACAAGGACAGTTATCCTTCCAACTATTATAATTTCTAGTAGGTCTTGAATATATACTATCATACATTATTATACCATGATTCTTATAAACATCATCATTACAAGGTTTATTAGACTCATAAGTTGGATATTGACCACTTTGGTCATCATCATTCATATAATCTAGCATATCTTTTAAGTATATCTCAGCCTTTCTGTAAGTGTCCTGCTTATAAGCGTTTAACTCAGAAGGGTCTATAATAGTAGCAAACTCATCAAGATTATGTACAATACCTGCACTACTACTATTACTCTGGACTTCATTGATTACCTCAAACCTAACAAACCAACACAAAGTTCTTGTTAAGAAATCATCCATTAAAGTTTGATTAGCAGTAGTTAAAGTACCATTATTGTGTTGTGTTTTTAATTCTTCATAAAACTTCTTACCGATTGCCTCTTTTAAATGTGCTAATTCAGCAAGAAGTAATGTGCTGCTAGAAATTAAAGCAGTATCAGTATTAGCATTAGTGAAACTATTACTTATAACTTCTGTTGCTGTTACTAAAGGTATATATTGATTTACATTTGCCATAGTTATTCTTTTTCAATTTCAGTTACTTGCATATCTCCCACCTCATCATCACCTTTGCCATCAGCATCATCATCTCTAGTTACAATAATCTGCTCTCTATCAGTTATGAACATATTACCCTCCTCTAGCATTGGTAAATCTTCATCTAACATTCTTCTTTGTTCATTAATAGTAAGAACTTCTTTAGGATCAATCTGAGTTGCAAAACTAATTGGTGGCTCATAGTGAATCACTAATTCTTCAGGCAAGAAACCTAACTCTTTAAATAAAACCCCTCTAATCCCATTTAACAATAAATCAGAAGTGTCTTTAATTACAGTAGTCATTGCTAAATCATAAGCGATTCTAATCTCACTACCTGTATTGTTCATTTTACCTGAACTAACTAAACCACTTAATGATGGTTGCCATCTATGAGCAGTTACAATGTTTTGGTCAGTTATTCTTTGCAAGTCTATCCAACTACCTTCTTGGTCATCTTTGATAATTTGAACATTAGCACTTGAAGTATCTCCATTCTTAACAATGAACATAATCTTACCATTGTTTCCATCTCCAACAAACTTCTTTTGTGCCTCTCTTACTAATTTCTTTGCTTCTTCCTCACCCATATCTCCATTAATCTCAACAATTGCTGAAGGTTGAAACCCATTCTTGAATTTAGTGTGATTCCATTTACCAATTTCATAATCAACTGCAATATGCTCTAATGCAGCAATGTAATCAGGCAAACCATAGAATTGGAATGTAGGCTCGTAATCTTTAAACTGGATTACAAATCTATTTCCTTTCACTTTAGGATAAATAGGAATGATAGATAATTTATCTTTCATAGTATTGTACTTAGCCCAATCAGGATGTACATATACTTCTTTCTTGTTTTTAGACATTCTAACAGTAGTTGCATCTATGTGATATAGATTTAGTCCACCATCATATAATACACCCTCTAAATAGGCATTTCCAAATGAATAGTAATCA